AGAAATTCAGTTTAGAAACCATCACATAAACTATTTTTCTCAGTTGTCAGCAAGAGTAAATGTGCCTTTTCTTTTGTGCGTCAGCGAGTACCTGCACAAGAACGTTGGTCACAGAAACATTGTGTTCTTGGGCAGAGATTGTTACTTATTGCACAAGATATACACAGCTTATTACGGCACTGCTTACTATGTGCCATTCAGCCGCAAACTGGCGTATGAGGATGGCAAGAAAGCCATTCAGTACCTAGACGCACACAGCCCTAGCAATCCCTTGTTCTTTGACTTGAGCAGCACAGGCGCTACTTGGCAGCATTTGAGTCAGTTCAGAGAGCTGGATGTGATGGTAGCGTACTATTCCAACGTCTTTTTCTACACTAAGGAAAAACCAGTTTTGCCTGAGAAGTTCAGCTACATTTTGAACAACAAAGAACATGGGCAAACCAATGAGATGCTGGAAGTCATGAACTGTGCAAACCACGGTTACATCAAGTCAGTTGAGATGTTTGACGAAAATCTCATGACCGCAGAGTTTTACACGCCAGAGTTACCAGCCCGTCTAATCAAAGAAATCCACTCTTCTGTGATTCTTGCTCAACAGCTTGCGCCGCACTACAAGGCTTGGGTTCGAGAGGAGCTTGGCAGCATGAGCAATGAAGATTTGAAAACCGTGATGGCGCTTTTGGGCGAGTCTATGTGTAAAAGAACAGACCTGCTGCTATCAGTTCAAAACTACATCAGCGCACACAATCAAGAATACTTGGAGTCCATGTGAATCATTATTTAAATCCGTTTATTCTTGAGAAAATCAATCAACACGGCATGGATGCACCGACCATTCCGACGTTTTTGCAACCCTCTTTTGCTCAAGCCTACGAAGATGTGATTTTGACAAGCCTGGTATGGGCTAATCAAACGTCACATGGCGGGTTTGGTTTGATTTTCATTGAAATAGGTGCAAACCATCCCGTCAATACAAGCCCCAGCTACTTGTTTGAACGTATGGGCGTTAAGTGCGTGTTGGTGGAAGCAAACCCTAAACTGATACCAGAGTTGAAAAAGCACAGAAGCGCAGAAGTTCTGAATTACGCTGTAACCAATAGTCACAAAGAAGAGATTAAGTTTTACGTCAGCCCAGACAATGAGATATCCAGCGTAAACAAGAGTTTTGTTGAAAATTGGAAAGATGGTCAGATAACAGAAACCATCACTGTGCCAACTATCAGAATTAACGACATTTTGAAGAATCGCACAGGAAACATCATGTTGTCGATTGACGTAGAAGGTCACGACTACGAAATTTTGGCAGATATAGACTTTGACTTGTATCAGCCCTATATCATCATGATTGAGCCTAGCGAAGAATTTGCACCAGGTTCAGTGAAGAAGATTTGCTTGTTTTTGCGTGGCAAGGGCTACAAGTTGATGGCAAGAACATTCGTCAACTTGATATTTCAAAAAACGTGATTTTTTTGGTGGCGGGGGAGCGAAATCCGTTTTAAGATTTTTCTACCCCTGACCAACCGATTTATGCGTGAGCGTGGTACTCAGCTTCTGTGAGAATGCCTGGCTTATATTTGCCTTCTGGTTTGAAGATGGTCAACTCTTGCTGGCGCATCTCTGGTGCAAAACTAATGTGCATCCAACGACCATACTCATGAATCATTTGGTCAAATTTAATACCTGCACTCTTCACTATTTGACACAGTTCATAGGGGGTATGTGCAGATGAGCTGCAATCAATAGCCCAACCGTCCATGTGAGAGCTGATTTTGCTACCGCCCACAGCTTCATTGACCGCAGGTAAGCGTAACCATGAGTTCACACGCAGAGGACCAGTTGCAGAGCGCACCATCTCAAGGTGTTCAGCAGCAATTTTCATGTTGTGCAACTGTTGTTCGCTGGGTTGATTATCAATGTGCAAACGAATAGCCGTCTCGCTGTACGTTGCTTCGTCAAGGGTGAAGTGTTCACTCAGTTGTGTCATTTTTTGCTCCAATGTGAATGCCAGTAATCAAACCAAGAAAGCCACCGCAAATTGATTGGAAAGCAGGTCCAACAATATCAAAAACAATTTTGTCGTCCACAGTAGGGTCAAGCACCGCTTGGACAAACATCCAAATCATACTGATGATGACACCCATAAGAGACAAACTGGCAATTAGCGTGACACACGCTTTCAAATCCCATTTCATTGCTTACTCCTTACTTGGTTGTATAAATCGACACAGGTGTTAAGTTTGCGGATGGCTGAGTCACCGTCTGCTGCGATGGAGACAAGAGATTGAGCAGCCTCTGGGTCAAGTTCGGTTCTTGTTTCTGTATCTCTTGCGGCAGAGGCGGCATTTTGGCTGCTTGATACGCTGCGGGTGGCGATAGATAACCGCAACTCGCCAGAAGCAAGGTCAGACTGCAACTTAGTAATTTGAGCTTTTGCATTTTCGTTCGCCTTTTTCAATGAAGCTGCTTGGTCATCCGCAGCTTGTTTCATGTCTTGTTCTTTCTCATGTTGAATAGCATTCAGACGAGCAACTTCCGCAGCTTGTTCAACATAAGCCTCATGGTGTCCGTAAAAGTACGCACTGATAACCATCGCCAAAGCGCCAGCAAGTATCCAGGGATTCATTCTTTATCCTTTAAACACATCTCTAACTCTTTTTTGAGTCGATTGATTTTCTGTGTGCCAAGTTTTCGCTCTTCCAAAGCCCACCATCTTGCACCCAAGATAGTAACTACGACCAAAAGGATGGTCAAGACAATTGCCGTTATTGATAAATAACGTATCGTCTTGTCATATCCTCCTGAACTAGCAGACTTATCCCGCATATCGTCCCAACAATTGTGAAAATTGCAAAGATGATAGCCAAAACAAGAAAAATGTTCTGCCTTATTACAGTTAAACGGTACTCACGTTTTAACCTTGCTTGCTCTTCCAGCTTCTCTTTCAAAGCCTTGGCAGCGGCTCTCTCATCATTCAGACGCTGGCGCTCTTCAACAATCTCGCGCCACAGGTCTGGCATCCCCAGCTCATAGCGCACCATGTGTTCGAGGTCTTTGTAGTACTGCCTGATTTGGCGAATCCGCATCACGTTGTCAATGGCTTCCATCGTGACGTTGCGTGGCTTGCCAGCGGCAGCATCCTTCTTGGCTTGCTCTTTTTGCTTTTCGTGTTCGTCTTCTAGGTGCTGCTGACCTTGAAAGAATGTGGATAGGAATCCACCGACTTCAGAGGCAATGCCTGACAATTCACCGCCAGTATGCTTGAGGTCTTTGTATATCTCAATTGCACCCTGGATACCCGCATAGGCAGCTTTACAAGCAGCGAATGCGGTTATCGGGTCAATGACTTACCCCTTACAGACCTTCGCCTGGGGTGATGTAAACAGAGGCGTTTGCTGCGTCGCCAATAACACGGGCGTAAACGTTACCGCTTTGGCTTACTTGTGGTCCTGAAATCACTTTGTAAGCGTAAGGAGGCAATGAAATAACATAACCAGGACCATTGTCTGGCAATGCCACGTTAAATGTGTTGGTTGGATTAATCCAAACATAAACAGCAGAATTAACGTCTGCGTTTGCAACAAAATACTGTTGACAAGGGCTGTCAGCAGTAATGGTAAACACGTTTGACTGTGTGTTAGCCGACCCATTAACCACCACTTTGACGGTTTTGCCCATAGGCTGAAATGGAATGTTATTAGCCATCAGTACACCTTCTTGCCGCTGCCTTCAGTTGGGCTTTTCTTGGTGTTGTAGCTAGACGTTTCCGAGAAGTCAAACACGGAACGAAAACCACCTTTAGGCAGCTCACCTGGTTGCCAGCGTGTTTGTCCAGGAGAGCCATCCCGTGGCAACTGAGGACGAACAGACTTGGCAATCTGTTGGTTCATGGCTTGAGGGCGCTTTACGGGCGCATTAGCCATGTGATTGTTTTCGTGCGAATTTTTATTCGTCCACTGATTTTGTCTGTTGTTGCTTGGCATTACTGCGCTCCTTGTTTGTCACCACCAGATAGGTGAACATGATGAATATACTGAATGTCGCCACTCTTGTCCAATCCCCCGCCCACAGTGCGTAACACGCTAGGGCGAAGCTCATCGACAACCCCAATATCGTTATCAATCGGTCTGAGATGACCTCTAACGCTAGGCGAAGCAAAGAAACCGAATCCATGATTAACTCCTTTTAGAAATGTAATCATATTATCATGTATCCTCTTACTCATCCTCATCAGCATGGTCAAAAAACCCTGACCCGTACTCGTCATCCGAGATTTTGGCTTTCAGTTGCTCCAACTTCAGCGCACGGTCAATGATTTTGGTCTTGTCTGTCAAAGAAGCAGTAGGGTCAGCCATCGTGGATTTCAGCAAATCAGAAATGGCTTTTTCTAACTCTTGATTGATACCTTTGTCTTTTTTCTTGCTCATCGGCAACCCCACCTGCGTCTAGCTGCTTTACCTCTTTCACCCTTCCAGCTCTTGGAACGGGCGCAGAATGACTTGTGGCGTGGACCTGATTTCTGAGGCGCTTTCAGGTTGCTGCCAGTAGCACGGTTGTACTTCTTGCGACCTTTGGCAGTCAGACCGCCGCCAGCCTTGACAGAGAGTTTTTCACCCCTGCCAACAGAAAGATTAAGCTTTTTTTCGCTCATTGCTTGGACTTTCTTTTAGTTGGCTTTTTGGACTTTCTAGCCGTTGAAAGAGCAATCGCAATAATTTGTTTTCTTGGGCGACCACCTTCTTTGGTGAGCTTGCTAATGTTTTCTGAGATGGTTTCACGGGATTTACCTTTTTTGAGTGGCATTAGTAGATTCCTAGAAGTTTGTTAAGACCGTAACCCGTCATTGCTCCTACTCCCAAAACACTGCCGCCTGTAATCCAAGGCAACAAACCTGAAATTGCTTTTTTAGCTGCCGCTTGGTCAGCTTGGCTATCTTTTACAACTTTTACTTTGGCAAGCAATTGTTCGGCTTCTTCAGAAGAGACAATGTTTCTTTCTTTTAACCCTTTGATGTACGACTCAGAATTACTGATAAATTGTTCTTTTGTTGTTGCATTTTTCAGTGCAAAAGAATATTTTTCAATATATTCTTTATTGCTTGTTGTCATTTTTTCTAAAGATTGTCGGCTTTCAATTCCTTTAGCTATAGCATCTTTTGCGCCTTTTTCCAAAGCTGTTGCACCTTGAGTTTTTTGCAATGCTTTTGCTTCGTTCTGCTCAAAAACTCTGGCGTACTCTTTGGCTTGTTTGGCAAGCGCAGGAAATTCATTCAGGTACGATGCTTTGGCAGAGTCCAACCAGGCTTTGATGCCATCTGCCGTGTTGAGCTTGGACAATTCATTAGCCGTGTGCTGGGCAGCAAAAGGCTCTAACGACTTTTTGCCAACACCCATCTGGTCCAGCACTTGAATTTGCTCTGGAGACCTGAACACCATGTTGGGCAACTGCGTAGCATCAGTGGTGTAAATGCCTTTCAAGCGTTCAACTTCTTGCGTCAAAGCCTTGCCCACGGGGGATTCGTAAGCGTTCAAAGGCTTCATCATGTCTGCATAAACATTGCGGAATGTACGACCAGAAGGGGCAAAACCTTCTACTTCTGCGCCAGCTTCATCCACATATCCGTAAACAGAATCTTCCAAACGCTGGGCTAACTTACCCATAGCTTGTTGTTTCAAAGCGTCTGCGCCAGTTGCAGAAGGCATGGAGGGCAGCTTCTTTGTTTCCCGAATAACTTTTTCAATCTTCTCAATTTCAGACCGCACGGGCTGACCCTTGACTTTGCGACTGACAAGCGAGTTTCTCAAATCCCTTGCGGCTGCAACTTCATACTCGGTGTATTTGCCAGCATTTATTGGGTTGGTCATGTCGTTCAAAAATTTCATGAACTCTTGACCAGTTTTAGATTGCGCCCAGAATTGACCAGCTTTCTCTTTGGCTTTGCCTTCGTTGAAATACTTGTTTTTCAAAGGTTCAGCAATTTTTGTTTTCACATTTTCTAATGTGCCTTTTACGCCTGTAACCAATTGACGCAACCCAGTTCCAACTTGTTGTTCGTTGGTAACGGGAGCAATTTTGTTTAGTGAGGCTTGGCTTTCTGCTTTTGCAGTCTGAGCTTCTTGCGTGAAACGTTTGGCAGCATCACGCAAGTTTGTTTCTTGTCGTGCTTGGTCAGAATAAATTTTCTGTTGACCGACTTTTTCTGTCTCTGCAACTTTAGAAATCGCTTTTTTGGTCAAGTCTTCTGTGCTGGTTTTTAACGTACCCAGCGCTTCTTCCAAAGGCTTGCCTCTGACTTTATTGATAAATTCAACGGCTTTCGGGACGTTTTTTACAGCAGCTTTTACGCCTTGACCCAAAATCTGACCGCCAGTTTCTAATTCAGCACCCGTTGTAATGTCACCAATACTTTGTTTGATTGCTTCTCTTGCCGTGGGAGATTTTTTGTATCCCAAAGACTCTTCAAGAACGTCCAATCCTTTTTTGGCAGTCGCATAACCAGCGCCAGCGCCACCAACAGTACCCAACGCAGTTCCCACTGGACCAAGAACAGTGCCGCCGCCGCCACCCAAAATACCGCCACCAACCGTGCCAAGAGCTTCTACAGTAGGTCGAACAAACTCAATTGCCTTTTCGCCAAAAGGCGTTTCTGGCGCTTTAGGTTTTTCTTTTGTTTGTGAATATTTTGACCAAGGAGCTGCGCTGGCTGGGGTTTCGGCTGGCGCTTCTGGCGCTTGGTACTTTTCCCAAGGTTGTGCCATTTATTCCACCTTTTCCCAATTCTCGGCTTTTGAAGGGTCTCCCCCTTTAAATCGGTAGCCGTTATCAATTTCACCAACAGCAGGTCCACTAGGAGTTGTGCCCCCAGTAAACATTTTTTTGGTTTCGTCGGTCAACATGGAATCAAAATCTTTGCGTTTTGTTCCAAATTCATAGGCTGTTTTTGACGCATTCAAACGTTGTTTAATCAAGTCTTTGGCAACGTTGATAGCGCCTTGCAACTGTTCTGGTGAGTTGGCTGCTTTGAAGTTCTCTTCAGCTTCCAAACGGTCACGCACACCACCACCCGTAGCGGTAATTGCTTTAACCAATTCACCCGAAACAATTTGTTTGGCAGTGTTGAAGTTTGTAACGCTATCTGCCCCAAACGCTGTTTGCAATTTGTTCAGCGCTGCGTTGGCAATCCTAGTGTCTTTGTTGTTCAGTGCGTTTGCGTACTCTTCAAGCGAGTTCAAGTGACCAGAGATGGTGTTGTAAGACTGAATCTGTTTTGTGCCTTGACCGCTTGTCCAGTAACGCATATTCGCACCTTCTGTGCGATATTCGTTCTCGCTCCACTGAGGATTGATTTCCATCACTTTTGCAAGAATTGAATATCTGTTTTTGTCTCTCAGTCCAGGAGGAGCAATCGAGTAGCTGGCAATAGCTTGAGCTGTATCTTCCATCAACTTATCAGTCATTGGTTGACCTTCAGCTTTTTTGCGCTCAATGTCTAAACGTTCTTGACCTTGACGTTCCATGACTCGTTCATGGGCAAGCCTGATGGCACGGTCTTCTTCTTGACGTTTTTTCTCTTGCAGTTTTTCGTTCATCTGCCAGGCTTTTTCAGCCAACTCATAGGTTGCAGCAATACCGTTTTTCTCTAGGTATTCCTTCATTGTGTTGGCAGAGTGTTGAGAAATTGCGTCCCTAGCTTGAGCCATGCCCAATTCTTTATTTACAGCAGCAGTGTCGGCAGCACGTTTGAGTTGGTCTCGCAACCCTTCAACTGTTTTTGCCAAGGCTTTTTGGTTTTCGTCAAAGATGTCTTTTTGTTTCTTATAAACATCCATCTGACCTTTTTGGTAGCCTTCCAGCATTCCGTTTTGGGCAGATAAAGCAGCTTGAGCGTTGCCTTTAGCACCGCCACCAATCAAGAAACCAAGAATGTTGGTCATGGTGAACATGAGCGCCAAGTCACCAGCAGTTTGTTGTGTGGGCACAAAAGGTTTTCCAACCTCATCCACAGCGCTTTCCAATTTGGTTTTTAACTCTGGAGGCTCACGTTCTTCTGCGTATTTTTTAGTTGTCTCAGCCTCGGCTTTTGCCAACTCTGATTTGCCGTACAACTCTTCTTGAGATTTTGCGGCATCCATCTCGCCTTTAGCTTTAGCTGCGGTGAGGACTTGACTAGCAAACGGGTCTTTTTTAACGTCAGGCAACAAAACGTCAGTGGATTTGCTTGTCAGTGGATTTGGAGCTAATACATCAGCCATATTTACTCCTTACGGTGCTGTAAGTGTTGTTGTATAAACTGGTTGTTGACCAGGAATACCAGCAGCGCCAGCAGCCAGACGAGCAACATTCATTGCGTAGCTGTTTGTAAGGTTGTTGATATATTGGTCTTGTTGGATACCAGTTTGAACAGCGCCTTGAGCAATCTTGTCGCCAATTGCCTGAATCTGAATGCCAGTGTTAAGTTGGTTTTGCAACAATTGAGCTTGCAAATTGGCAATTTGAGTTGCGGCTTGTGCCACACCCACGCCGCCACGAGCTTCAGCACCTTGAGCCAACTGAGCTTGAGCAGCTTGCAAGGTTTGTTGATTAGCAGGTGTCAACTGACCTTGAATAGCCAGTTGTTGCAATTGCTGACCTTGTGTTTGATAAGGAGCAGCCATTGCTTGCAACTGTTGTTGAGCTTGTTGAGCATCTGCTCTTGCTTTACGCACCGCATTAGCACCCAATAAAGCCTCTGTGCCGCCAATACCTAAAGCAGCCAACGATTGAGGCTTGCTCAATGAAGTTAACAGCTTGTCAGTAAATGACGGTTGTTCTGGAGGCGTTGTGGGTTGGGTTGCAATGTCGTATTGACCTGGTGTTTCAGGTATAGCGGCAGTATTTGTTTGTGGTGCAACGGGTTTAGTCGTTTGTCCAGTACCCAAGAAAGATTGAGCTTCTGTGCCAGCGTAAGGACTTGCCACGTTAGTATCTGCGGGAACAGTAGGCGCAACATCTGTTGGCGTAGTTGCTTGAACAGGTGCAACAGGAGTAGCAGAAACTTCTTGTTGAACAGGTGCAGAAGGAGTTTCTGGTTGAGTTGCTGGAGATGCGCCAGAAATTGCCAAATCGTCATCCAATTCGTAAGAAGGAATGCCAGTTTCTGTGATGCGACCAGACCCACCACGACGCTTGAGCAACGCTGCCTCTTCGTCGTTGATGTAAGCAAGTTTGTGTCCAGGAGGGGCTTTTGCTTGCAACAATTTAGCAATTTGACGCACATCTGCGCCCATGCTGGTTAATTTTCTAGTTGCCTTCATACATTAAGCCCTTCTTTCAAAGACGAATACTTGTCGCCCCACACCAATTGTGGCGTTTTACCCGTGCTGGGGTCAAGTTCAGTGCCGCCAGGACTGCCACCTGTTGTGCCAGACGTTGTGCCTGTCTCGCCTTCAGTAACCGTAGGTAGAGCAGACTTGGGCAGAGAAGACTTGGGCGCAAGTGCCGTGTTCAGCCCAAAACCAATGACAGATTGCAACGCACGTTGTGCATCTGGCGACAAACCAGACGCTTGAATAGGCTCGGCAGAGACAATGCTCGGGTCTTGCGCTTGGCTAAACCCGTAATCAACGCCGCCAGCATTAAATTCTGTAGGCGCTAAGTTGTATTGTAAGCCTGTGTTGGTTGGCACACCCACGTTGGGATTAGATGCCAAAGTCGTGTCTACATCCTGAAACGCATTCACGGGAGCTTTGACACCTGTGCCCGTGTAAGGCTCTGTTGGGTTAACTGTTGCTGCCGTGCTGGATGGTGCAATGTCCAAAGAAGTTACTGGTGCTTTTAACCCAGTACCTGCTTGACCAGGTGACAAAAGGTTGCTGGCTTCTTGTGCACCAAGTGCAGATGCACCGCCCACCAAACCGCCTTTGAGTGCGCCTTGACCGATGTTTTGACCTGTCTCTGCGGCATTAATACCGCCTGACACCGCACCGCCAGCCGCTGCGCCACCGACACCGCCGCCAGCAAGTCCAGCAGCAGCGCCACCTGCGCCACCTGCCAATGCAGACCCTAGAATTTGTTTGGGAGTACCGCCTTCTAAAGCTGTTACACCCCCTGCAATGGCAGCTCCACCAGCCGCAGCAGCCGCCGTGCCAGTGAGACCCATAGCTGCTCCAACTTCAGGCGCTAACTCAGGGGCATATACGGCAACAACAATAGGCGCAACTTTCTTTGCGTCAGAAACAAGGTCGCTAGCCGTTGATTTGAGACTAGAAACGAGTGAACTAAAAAAACCCATTATGCAGCTCCTGTCATTTTTTCAGCAACTTTGCCCAGAGCAACAAAGAACGATAGTGCGCTGTAATCTATCTTTTGGCTCATCTCCCCAGGCTCAATCAACTTGTAATCCACAAGCTGTTTGACAAACATTGGGTACAACGCCTTGTCTTTCACGGCGCTGTGGGCTAATTTGCCTAAGTTAACAATGATTTCAGGGTTTACCCCACTAGACTGAATAACCTGTTGCAATTTTTGAGAGGCTTCTTGAACTTCTTGTTGTGTAGGCATTAAAACACCCCCAGTGCTGCTGCAATTTGCGTGTGAATGTCAGAGTGAACGCCCAGCCAATCATAAAAGTCATCTTCTACGTTGAAGTCAGCATCTAACAATTGAAACGGATTGTTTAGGCTAAGAATGTTAGCCAAAGATTCGTGCATCTGATTGTGAATCAGCAACCAATCGTCAATGTTTGACGGGTCAATTTCTTCAATAGGATAAAAGGGCGTGACAAACCCTTTCCTGTTCAGCGTCTGGAAAAACAGTTGATGCTGCGTGTAGTTCTCAAACGCAAAACGTCCTAAACCCTGCACATCTCCAAATTCAACATAAGATAAATCATCCTGATTCATGATGTTAAACGGCGTAGTAAGGGATTTTTACGTTTGTTCCGTTCAAGTTAACCGTGATGTATCCAGCGGGTACAAGAGGCAAACTTGCCGTGGCAAACGTGGCGTTAGAAGACGTTGGCTGATTGAGAGTGTTGATTGTGACCGTGTTGTTTGCGTTCAAGGTCATCGCATCTGTTGCTGAATTATTGGCAACAAAGTGCGTGGCATTAGCCCCCAGTGTCCCAACAACGAGGTCAACAGAACCGCCGTACAAATACACCACGTTGGCGTTGTAAAACCGACCAGACCCTGAGAAAGTGCTGGAAGTGATACCAAAGTCACCGTAAGCAGAGCCTGTGTCGTTTACAAGAGCAAAGTCACTAGAAGCGGCGTTACCGTTGTTAGTGTTTTGCATGACAATTTGAATGTAGTTGTTAACGTTGTTGGCGTAAGACGCAACAATACCCGTGTCGGTATAAGACAAATTGCCATAAGAAAATGCTCCAGCTCCAACGTTAGCTGCAATGTTTCCAGTTGAGATAACGTTGTTTGCGGTTACTTTGTTTAGCGTTGCATTACCGCTATTAATTGTGACGTTGCTATAAGTTACGTTGCCTTCTGTACCGCTAATAACAGTCACGTTGCTGTAAGTAACGTTACCAATTGTCCCGCCTGTAATAGCTACCGCATTGGCATTTTCAGTTGCCATAGTGCCCAAACCCGTCACGTTTGCAGCGGGAATGGTTGAGCCTGTCAAGTTAGAAACAACTGTGCCGCCCGTGATAGTAGCGTTTGCAATTGCGACGTTTGCAATGTTTCCGCTGATGACGTTGACGTTGCTGAACTGAACGTTGTTCTCTGTTGTGCCGTTAATAGTGACGTTGTTGAGCGTCAAATTTCCTAAAGTCGTAATAGTGCTGCCAGCGGCAACAACTGTGTTGCCCAGCGTTATTGGAAAGCCAGAACTACCTCCACTTGCACTACTTACCGTCTTTAGCATGATTAATCTCCGTCACCTGGCGTGATGTAAATGGTTGCTGTGCCCGTGGTTGCGTTAGCCGTGAAATAGGCGTTGGGGGCAAACGTGATGATTTCATCTGTACCTGGCAACAAAGGCAAACAGTTGTTTTGGGTTGTGACGGGCACAACACCGCCTGACGATGCCAGATTAGATGTCTGACCAAACCCAAGAATAACGGTCACAGTGCCGCTATTGATGATTCGGTACTGGTTGCTACCCAATGTGGTAGAAGTCACCTGAACGGGCGCTGGCGCTGTTGTAGCGGCTGAGATGACCACTGTGTTGCCGCTAGGGGCAAAAGGTGCGCTTACACTCATGATTTAACTCCCGCAGCAGCAGCAACTGGGTCTAACGCCCAATTTACAGCAATGGCTGTCTGCAAGCTGAAAACGTCTGTAGCGGCTGCAATAGCTTCTTTAGCTGACTTAGCCGTTGTACGAATAGAAGCTCGCCATGTCACCCAATCTGCTGGCGCTGTGTAGGCGTTGTCAGACAGATGACGAAAATCCATGTAATCAGTCTTTTGCAACAGCAACCAAGCCGTGTCATTGACCCACTGAGTCCATGTAGCTTTTAGCTGAGTCAAATCTTTAGGGTTGTTGATACTCCAATAGAAACGGTCATCGTATGGCTCTGGGTCTGCAACTTCAGTGATGCCGATGGCTTCTTTCTCCGCAAGCGTTGAAAGACGCAACCAGTTGGATGGATATTGCACACCGTTGTGCTCAAAAGCATTGTCGGGGCTGAGTGGTTGTCCGTTTAGTAAAAACATTAGTTACCTCGCTAGAGAATTTTTGAATGGGTTTTCGGCAAAGGCTGCGTAGATGTACGTATAACCACTGTAGTTGTCGGATTGAGAACCGCCATCTCTCCATTTAAATCCGTTTGACAATATGTCACATGGATAACCGCTTGATGCAGGAGTGTATTCAGCAGCAGACAAGTTTGGCTCAAGAGATTGACCAGCCAAGTTGTAAATGTCCCTTGATGTGTCAAGAATAATCCAATTGGTTGAACTATTGCTTGAACATTTAATCAAAATAAACCGTGGTCTAAACCCGCAATACACAAACGGACCATCAGTAGACCCGTTGCCCGTGTATGACCCAAACTTGCTGAATCCTGCTACAGCAGCCCAACAGTAAGCAACATAAGTTACCCCATTACTGTTTACACTTGGCCCAGTTCCAACACTAAATACAGTAGACGTTGGAGATGTGTTATTCCAAGCAGCCGAACTTGTTGCGGCAGCACTTGTCAAATCAAGGTTTAGATATTGGGTATTTCCAAGACTGACATGATAGTTCAACCAATCATTAACAGCAGACCTACTTTTTACCGCTATGAATTGTGGTGCTACGCCAAGCCCATGACCAATGGTTGCTCCACCTGTTCCATTACCCGTATACGTCACCACGCTAAATCCAGCCGTAGCATTCACACTCACAGTAGATGTTATAGAGCCGTTAGTGTTAGAGGATGATGTTCCTGCTCCTGCAAGCCATTGCCAACCAACGTAAGTAACTGTGTTTACGTTTGTACTTCCAGTACCAGACGCATTTGCTCCTAAAGAAACACCATTTGAATTAAATGCGGTAACCTGGTCTGTTTGTGTACCTTCTGCATTTGTTAAATTGCTAAATAATTGAGAATTAACACCACGAACAGAATCAGTTAAAGAATGAGTTCCAGAACTGCTTCTGGATTTAGCCCAAAATAAATCAGGCTTAAACGATATACCATTTACTGTATTTGTAATACTTTGAGTAGAACCATTACCCGTATAAGTAGTAGCAGCCATGTAGTTCGCACCATTGCTGATTGATGGCGTTGGCAAGTTGTATGTGTTCAGCGCCACGAAGCCTGTGGGTGGGGTGTAGGCGAATGGACGTTGACCGAAATTGATAATGCCCACATCACCTGTGTTGTAACCATATCCGTAAGGTATCAAAGGTCCAGTAAGTCCTGTGTAATCAGGAGTTGTACCGCTTGCTGGATTACCACCAGCAACCCAAGTTCCGTTTTTGCTAAACCAAAGTTTTCCAGCGTCAACGTCAAGAGCAATACCCCAAACATCTCCTGCCGTATAAGTGCTGTAAGAAGTAACTGAGCCACTGTTATTTTTATACATAGTGGTTGTTGAACCACTTGTGAGTAATTCCCATCCATATGCGTTATTTCCAGGCTCAACAGTTGCTGGCATAGCTAAATTGTTAGACACGCCACAACCTAAATTACCACCACCGCCAGTGCTATTTACCGTTGTAAATTCCCAATAAAATTTACCCGTTGTCATTGCAATTGACGCTTCAACATTTCGAGCCGTACTGCCCGAACCTGTCCATTTTAAATTGCCATCTGCCATAGTCATAGCAGTAGAAACAGCGTTTAACACAGCATAGTTTGCAACAGTCGCACTCGTCAGCGTTGGCACATCTGTCATGCTGTCGTATGTAGAGCCAGCAGTCAGAGAGATATTGTTGGTTGTCCAGTTGTTGCTGTTGCCAGACGTATCGTAGCCAAGCGTTGTAGTGGACGCATTGTTGTTGAAGTTCAGATACCATCCAGCGGTGCCAAAAGTTCCTGTGTATTTGGCAGCTTGCCAGACACCTGTTGTGGGGTTGTTTGAACCAAAAGACGCTGCTGTTAATTGCTGACCGTCAACATAAATACATTCAGCCAAATAACAGTCGTTATACCCGACCACAGATGTCGTATTCATGTACGCGCCCAAAACAATGGGTCGCGTTGCCGTCTGCATTACACCGTAAGCATTTTGTGATGGATATGAGATTGTCGAAAACGATGAAACCTGCGCCCCATTGATATACAGCTTAACGCGATTAGATGAGGTGGCTTGCGTTGTATCTACGGCAAGCACAATGTGATACCAAGCAGACGGGTCTCGGAACACTTGGTTGGTGGTAAAAACCGTTCCGTATCCATTACCCAATACAAACGTCAGAGTGTCGTTTGTCTGGTCAAAACGTAGATTTTCATCGTACACACCACCCGCTGAAATACCAGAGCCAAGAATCCCGAAATAACCAGATGTCAGTGCGCCACGTTTAAGCCAACAGCTAAATGTGTAGGTGTACTGGTTAACTCCTGTATTGACTGTCCGATTCAAATAAGCAGACGCAGACGAACGAAACCGCAAGCTGCGGTTAAGTGTGTAGCCACCAGAACTTGTTGCGGCTGTTTTTGCTGCGCTAAACATTAATAGTTCTGCCCAAAAATACTACCGTAGGTGTTCGTACCGTCTTGGTAGAAGTTAAAAATGTCGTATTTGCCATTCACAGACGTTGGCGTAGGCGTAGAGTTACCCGCCCACTTGAGCGTAGAACCACCCGTCCACGACACCGTGTTTGCGCCGTTGTAGGAAACAATCACCGTAAAACTCTTACCTTGCACACTGTTAGGCAACGTAATTGTTGTGGCGTTGTTAGTGGTCACTTCGTAAAAAGTACCGTTACCCAGTGCAATAGTCACGTTACCCGTGGCAGTAGCGTAGGTTTCTGTGTAGTTTGTGATGGTGACGTTTGCCGCATTAGAGTTGTTCAGTGAACTTCCGCTAATAGTGGCGTTTGCCAGGGTCACATTACCAATGGTTGTGATGGTGTTGCCCAAAGCAACAGACGCATTACCAATGGTTACAGGCGTTTGAAAGTTGCTATCCAACTGAGTAAGTGGGATAGACGTTGACGCATTTGCAAATGTATACGGTACACCAGACATTTAGAACCTCACTCTCAATTCATGTTCAAATTCAAACGTATTGACGGTAAATGCGGGGTTACTTGATGTCATTGTTAGACCCAAATATTTACCGTACTGTTGTGCATCAGACTTGTACAAAAAGTACCCAGTTTCTGCTTGCCATCCAATGGTTGCACCAGAATTGTTAGTCCAAATTACCGATTGACCAGAATTGTTGTACCAAGCAACCGAGCCGTTTGACAAGGTGTATATTGGACTAGAACCACTCTCACTGTCAACTGTAATGTTGAACGTACCAGCCGCCACCAAAGTGGCTTCTACAGCAAATTTTAAGGCTTGTTTGGTGCGAATAGGGTCGCCCATATCCTGCAAAGCCGTTTGAATGTAACTGTTGATGTTGCTGGACGTATTTGAGTACAACTGATTCAACTGGCGGCTTGTATCTGTGCCGTACAAGTTAATTTTTCCTGACACTGGCGCAGATGTGACGTACTGAATCGGTTGCACTTGGCTTGTGATAAACCATTTCTTGTCAAAAAACACCGCTTGGATGTATCTATCACCGCCAAACCCGTAAGGACACGACGGACTGACGTAAAAGTTAAACACCGCACACAAAATGTTGTTGAGCAGCGTCTGCCCCGCCGTAATTGGCTTTGTAAAGTCAATGTAAGGGAAAATCCCGTCCAGAGGGTCTGATATTTTGGTGGTTGTAGACCCGACAAGGGCGTACACCCCGTAATCGTTCATAAAAAGCACAGAACGGAAGTACGGGAAGATGGCGTAAATGCGTTTAGAACCGATAGAAGCAGAAACGTTGGTGTTGGTGAACACCGTGCTGCCCGTGGAAGTCACTTGCAGGTTAGAGAAAACGTTGATGCTATCGTCGCCAAAGATGTACAAGAAGTTGTTAGCCGACAGCAGGGCTTGAATGTTGCCGTGCAGCGTTGAATCTGACAAATTGAACGCCACAGCAGACACAGAGCTGAAGTCAGTGGGGGAAACAGCGCTAGAAGCGTAAACAGTACGCCCAGCAGCCACCCAAACACGCCCTGAAAAGGTTGCAACGTCCACAATTCCGTTGGTGTTGACCACCGCTGTAGCGGTTGCATTCGCCGTTACGTTGCCAGAATAGCCGTTTGCAAAGCTCACAGTAGGCGCTGACGTATAGCCAGAGCCAGGATTGTTCATGATGACCTGCGTGACAGCGTTTCCAGACACGATTGCCGTGGCATTTGCCCCAGAACCGCCGCCACCAGAGAAAGTCACATAAAACGTGCCGTTTGCACCATATCCAAACCCGCCGTTGGTCACTTGCACCGCCACTGTGCCCGTTTTGAACGTGGTCAACTGGGCAATAGCCGCTGCACCCGTACCACCACCGCCCGTGATGGTCACTGTCGGTTGAGATGTGTACCCGCTACCCGTGTTTGTCAGGCTAATTGCCGTGACAACGTTGGATGTGATGGTCGCCACAGCCGTTGCTTGAACGCCGTTGGTCTGATTGGGCGCTGAAATTTTGACGTTGGGAGCAGATGAGTACCCAGAGCCTGGGTTTGTGATGCCAATGACCGCTACAGAGCCAATAGACACCAAATTGCCGCCATCCCATTCATAGAGACCGTTAGTAGGGTCTCCAATGAACATATTGGTGTTTTGGTACTGCGTTGCGCTAACGCCAGATGCAGAAAACGTGCCAGAGGGGGCAACGTTACCAAACGCTTTTGTTCCCAAGTCAAAATATTCCATCCGACCATCTGTTTCAGAAGCAATGATGTAGTCATCTTGCACATTGACAGATGTCAAATAGGTCACGGTGTTAGAAAACACCACGGTTGCGTTGGCAGAATTTGTGACGTATGCCGATTGTGGCGTGATACGCAAGTTGCCAGAGCCAATAGGCATGGCATTTTCTAGCCAGTAAAACTCATCTTTCTCAATAGCCGTGCGGTTGGCTTTGGTATCAATTCCCTTGAATTGTTTGATGACCGCATAGCTTTTCTTTTGCTCTGCTGATGCCATTCTTAACCTCCACTGCTATAGGGGTTAGGAATACGTCGTGTATACGTTGAATTCAGGATGTTGAGAACGTGCTTGTTGTACTCTTGTTTAAAAATCTCTGCTTCGCCGTAGGATTGTTCGTAAAACTTGGCTTTGTAAGCAGCGTAATACTGCACAGCCGTGCTGTACGGGTCAAGAATTGAGTCAGTGGCAGTAGGAGAAGTCAAAACCAATGGAGAAGGCAAAATCACCGTATCCAACTCAATGTAATACGATTGGTCGGGCACAGGCGCAATGTAGAACTGCTGCTGACCGTACACAGAGAAACAAATAGGGCGACCAACGTAATTTTGCCAGTAACGCAATTGAGCCGTGAAGTCTGACCAGGGCAAATAACGCATAGGAATGCGACTGTTGCCCCAGTACAAATTGATACCCAAGATGTCTATGGTCTGAATTCCGTCAGGCAGTGCCGCAAACGGGATAATTTCAGCGTTTTGGACGTATTGCAGGGTAGCAGTACCGTCTGCAAAAGACGTTGTAGGCGGGAAAATGTTTGTACCCGTGGGATATGCTGGCGCTGTGCTGCCAGATGTTCCCGATGTTTGGTACTGATAAATATAGATGTTGCTGAACACATACTGACCCGCAGTTACAGCCGTGTTAGCTGTCCAAGTGGATGCAGGAGTTGTGTTGTTGTTTGTACCCAGATATGGGTTGGAAGATGCAATGGGAGTTTGGGTATTTTGAATTGTTCTTAGGCAACCCGTGTCCCTTACAAGGCGCTCTCTAGCCTCGTTGATGTAATTTGTTAGCTGACTTTGCGACCAAAAGACATTGTTTGAGTCATGCAACAAATTTTCGACTTGATAGAGGTAGTCATTGAGCGCTGGCATGAAGCATCCATTGTTATGCTACCCGTTTTTGATGGAACTTTCCCCCAGCGGATTTTTCAATCCGCAGGGGTACTACGCCAACAGCCGAGGGTAACGAGCTGTCTTGTTGAGGCTTCTCAGTTGTTATTACAAACTGGTCCAGCTTTTTCAAACTTTCTTCAAGCTCCGCATGAGTGTTAATCCACCCATGCCGAACCAAAATATGTTCTCTGTCTTGTAGTTTGTAACCAAACAGTTTGACAGCCCCGTCCAGAGGAATCTCAACGGGAACGTTCTTTTTGAATTCGTAGACAACACCGTCATAACCGATGGTTAATTCGGTGTTGCCACGATTAATTACAAATACGTTTTCCATCAGAAAGACACAACGTCGCCGTAAATTTGGAAATTTACTGTGTTGCTGTTGCTAGAGCCAGTATGCACGTTGACATACAAAGCCTGAGTAACAGAACCAGAGACTGTCGTGTTAGACAGATATGGTTGAGCAATAGTCAAGTCTTGATAACGGTTAACCGCTGTCACGTTAGCCAAGATAACGGGAGACACCACTGCGTTAGACAGGTTGCCATCGTTACTTGTCGTAATCGAGACGTTTGCGCTAGAAACATTACCAGTAGGTGCGTTGACTGTTACTCGACGAACAATCACAGCACCTGAACCAGTAAGGTTTCCGCTGTTGGTTAAACCGCCACTCAAGATGGGAATTGTCACCACTGCGTTAGCAGCGGCAGACAAATTCGCCAACGGACCTTGACCAATACGACCATTCCCAAACGAATCGAGATAATACTGACTGACTGAATCGGGATTAGCCATTATTGCTCCTTAAGATGCGTTGTAAGTGCCAGAAACGTTGATACCACCGTCAACTGTCAAAACTTGGATAGTTGTATTGGCGGTTGCAGCGTTTGCAAACACGTTCACGCCGTCAGACACAATCACGCCGCCAGTGTTATTTGCCAACAATGGACCAACAGATGTGATGTTGCCAGTTGTGGCGTTGACACCAGAAGTCATGTTGATAGTGACGTTCGCAGTGGGAGGAACAAGGTACAAACCAGCGGGAACAACGTTACCGACGGTTGTAACTGTCAAGTTAGCAAACTGGAAATACGCACCAGGCGTGTTTGCGTTTGCATTTGCAAGGATGATTTTGTTCAGTGCTAATGACATGATTTTTTCTCCTTACAGTGACAAGTAGTTGTAGTTGTTAATCTTAGACATTGACTTGGGCTTCACAGACACCAATTCAGCAATCATAAGAACAGCACCCACATAACCAATTTGCCAGTTGGGAAGTGTTGATTCAAATCCAGTAAACACAAACGAGCCTTGTTCGTGGATGTACAACGACAAGTAGTTAGTGTTCAGGAAGTACACAGTACCTTCTGGGCAGTATGGGTCTGGATAGATTGGCACACCAGCGACCATCAAAGCACGGAAAGCGGCTTGAGGACCATTGTTGTCACCGTCAAAGCCAGAGCCTGGGGTGATAACGTATTGCTCTTGACCCACAAAGTCTTGAGCCAACAGAGTCCAAGTACCAAAACCGCACACGCCAAACGATGGCATTTCAGCGCCACGTTTAACAGTACCAGAAATGTACTGGAGAATGTTTTGACGAGTTGGGTTAACGTTACCAGCGTTATACACCTTGGATTGCCACCAAGAGTATGTGTTACGGTTGATGTTACCGTAAGTGGTTTGGTAAGTTGCGCCACCAGTACCGTCATCCACAGCAGCGGGCAAGCCGATGAACTGTTGGTTGTTTGTGGTGTTGTTATACAAGGCGGTAGCCATTGCATCCATCATCACGTTGGTTGCGTCGTTCATACGAGCTTCAATCAAAGGAATGATTGCAGCGTCTTGTTGTGCGACACCTTCCATACCGAGGAACGGCACGGGAGAAATCATCAACTTCAAGTCGTACTCAGCGTTGTACGCACCTTGTTGGACTGACGGTTGAGCGAACGAGCCGCTGTAGTCAGACCACTGAGCGTTAACGAACTGAGCGCCCTGAACGGGGACAGTTACAGAAGAAACACCACCGCTGGCTTGTTGACTGTTTGCAATCAACGCTGCCATCAAGGGTGTGCTGTTATACAACTGCACAACCAGTTTAGGAATGAACGCTCTACGGGTAACGTACGTTAACTCCGTAAATTGCGAACTACCTGTCTGGGGCAGAATACCACCACCTATAGCCATATTAGCTCCTCAAAGTAGGCATTGCTGCCCTGACAAAATTGCACCCTCTTTTTACAAACCGATTGGGCGTTGTGGCTTACGCAAATCTTGGAAAGCCTTAACTGCCTCTTGCTGCGCTGCACCCCGTGGGTCTTTCCAGAATTGTTGGAGGTTGAGTCCTCGAATTGCGGAAGGATTGTATCCAGTAGGAGTTGGCTTCGCAGCTTCTTTCATGAAGCGATGATATTCAGCGGCGGTTTCGTGGTCAGAGATTTTTTTCTCCAACATCACTTTTTCCACCGCATCAATCTCATCCTCAGATGAAACCAAACCTTTTTTCACCAGTGATTTGCGACGTTTGTCCAACTCGGCTTGTGCATCACGGGTACGAAACTCGTTACGCAAAGATTCATTTTCCTGACGGATTTTGTCCAACTCTTGGTTGGTCCTATCTTTCAAATCAATTTCAGGAATGTTCAAGTTGGGTTTAACTTTTTTAGTCAAACGCAAGATGTCCTCCCGTGTATCGGGAGAATCAGCCAGAGTCTGCATCAAGGATGCCAACTCGTCACGGGCTTCTAAGGAAAGATTTTCTAAAGACATTTTGTTACCCTCTTATCGTATTAAATGACTTTTTTGCCGTCAGCAGGTTTTTCAACCTTCATGCCGCCGAATGCAGCTTTTGCCGCAGCAGACAAACCACCAAGTTGTGAATAACGGGGGGTGTTAACCACCACGCCATTTTTTTGGTTGTTGTCAGTAGGGCGACGGGGTTGTGAATTACCACGAGGTTTGAACAAGTCCATGATTACTCCTGTTTACATTGGGGAAGGTGGCATACCTGGAGGCATACCGCCAGGTGGGGGAGGCATACCGCCAGCAGGAGGCATACCAGGGATTGGAGCAGCAGCCATTGCTTTGCCTTCTGGTGTACCGCCACCCGCTTGAGGCAACGTTTGCAACATCTGCAAAATCTCTGACTGCTGAAGTTCGTTGACTTTCCCTTTTTTAGAGCCAAGAACTTTGTTGATAGCGCTGATAGCTGACAAAGCCGCACGACCTTCTTCGCTATCCGAACCCAGTGCTGGCAAAGATTGCTCTAGCAAGTCTTGCGCCATCCCCAAGTTAATTTTTGCTGCTTCTTTAGAACCCATCTTAGGCTCTGGAGTAGACATTGGAGAACCCATTGGGGGCACTTCAGCATCAGACAAATTTGCTCCTGGAGGTGGTGCGTCGGGCATTGGTACGCCAGCCGAACGGCTACCTTTCATCAACTCCATCAATTTGTCTTGCGGAACACTCATGTTTACTCCTTGGGGCTAGTTTGTAACCACTTACAAACCAGTTGTCAATAGGTGGGGGAGTGGATATCGACTACTCCCCCGAAGTCGTTAAACGCAATTACTTGCGTTTGTGTTTACGAGCTTTACGCATGGCAACTCCTTAAACAGCAGTTTCTCTTCAAGGGGAGAAACCATACCCTATTCTCTTTCGAGAAATCAGCGACGGGTCTTGCGACCTTTTTTACCGTATCTGTGCATCATGATGAAGTCCTTACGTTCTGGCGTAGTTTCTCTGAGTTCTACCCCCAGCCGTGTTTCTAACACCTGTTGTGCGCTGTGTCAATCCAGGTCCAGAAGATTCTTTGCGTAAAGTTTCAGAACTAACCCGTGGTTGGTCAGCTTTGGGTTGCGTTTGAGGTCCACCGACGTTTTTAGTAGCCATCACGACTCCTTGTGTTCAGGGGTTTTGTGCCCTTTTTTGTGTTCGCCAGCGGGAGGTTGTGGTTGGGCGGCTTGCTTGGCTTCCATCATCTTCAAGCGCTCAATCAGCTCCTCTTTCATTGGCGGCTCAATCAAATCAAGCAGAGATTTCTTGTCGATAGCCCCTGCTTTAAGCAAGTTGAATGCCAGTGTACGGGTATCTTCCGTAAAGATGGGACTGTTAGAGTGTCCATCGACTTTGACTGTGAATTCTTTGGTGAATTGTTCGGCAATGAACGGCACACCGTGCGTATCTTTGAAATGCGTATCGTCGTAGAGC